AATTAGCATCCACTAAAAAGGGTGTCGAGAACTTTCTTACTGGATCTATAGTCGAAGTCAGACCAATGGCTATAGATAAGCTTCAAGGACTTCGTCCAAAGGTCTCAACCATCGATGAGTGGCTCTCCGGAGATCTGAGGGAGGATGTAGTCGGTGCTATAGAGCAAGGAGCATCGAAGTTAACAGACTACCTGATTGTTGCTATGAGCTCTGAAGGCACTGTTAGAAACAGTAGCGGCGACACAATCAAAATGGAACTAATGGACATACTAAAGGGCGAATATGTAAATCCCCATGTATCTATATGGTATTATCGATTAGATTCCATAGACGAAGTTGCCGATCCGTCTATGTGGTTAAAGGCTAATCCTAATTTAGGATTGACCGTGACCTACGAAACGTATCATTTGGATGTCGAAAGGGCTGAGAAAGCTCCCGCATCTCGTAATGATATTCTAGCCAAAAGGTTTGGGATACCCATGGAAGGGTATACCTATTTCTTCACGTATGAAGAGACTTTATCCCATCGTCCACGTGATTTCTGGGAACTTCCATGTTCGCTTGGCGCGGACCTATCACAGGGCGATGACTTTTGTGCTTTTACTTTTCTATTCCCGCTGCGAAATGGCTCTTTCGGAATCAAAACTCGTTGCTACATTACCGACCTAACGTTGAAAAAATTACCGAGTGCTATGCGTTTTAAGTATGATCAATTCTTAGATGAAATCAGCTTGCAGGTTCTCGATGGAACCATACTGGACATCGATGAGGTGTATGAAGATCTGGAGCGATTCATTGATGAAATGCGATACGACGTTCGATCGCTGGGTTATGATCCATACAATGCGCGGGTATTTGTAGAAAGATGGGAGGCTGAAAATGGTCCTTATGCAATAGAGAAAGTAATCCAGGGAGCAAAGACTGAATCTGTTCCTTTAGGGGAACTCAAGACTTTAGCAGAAGAACGGATGTTAATTTTCGATCAAGACCTTATGCAGTATGCTATGGGTAATGCTATCACTTTAGAAGATACTAATGGTAATAGAAAGTTGCTAAAAAAGCGCTATGATCAGAAAATAGATCCGGTTGCTGCACTAATGGACGCCTATGTTGCATTCAAGGCTAACAAAGATGCTTTCGAATAGTTTAAAGGAGATTTAAATGGACGATTTAACTGCTATAGAGACCAATGTACTTAACAACTTGTCTTACCTCAGAAATCGTGGAGTTGCGTTGGGTAACACTATCCAAGATGTCATCTCCACACTGAGTGGTGCCGGGACTCCGGTAAATGCTGTAGCGTCAGACATTGATCTGACTTTCACCGATGTTGTCATCCATGGGGAAACACTGACCATCGACAACCCGCTGATTGCTGGCGAAGATGTTTACGAAATGTTGGCCGATGTGGCTCAGACACCAACGTTGGTTGGCAACATTCCCGTAGATATTTCCGGAGATGTTGTTAAAGCACTCGTAACATTGACCGTTGATACGCAGGTTACTGCTGGTGCAACAATGACCATCGCAGGTGTTGTGTATACCTTTGTTCCCCACGGAACGGCCAATGCTGACGGTGAAATTTCCGTTGGAACCGATTTAGCTACCTGTCAGGCAGCTATTGTTGCCGCTATCAATGGAACTGACGGCTTTAATACCGCTCATCCATTGGTAAGTATCGCCGAATTTACTTTGGATGATGCTGTCATCACCGCCTTTATTGGTGGAGTTGCAGGAAATGCGTTCGAATCCACAGAGACTTTTGTTGCTGCGACTAATGTGTTTAGTGGCGCAACCTTCGCTTCCGGTGCAGATTGCACTGCTGCTGATGCTATCACCGCTCTTGTAACGGCTATCACTGCGTCTGATACTCAGGGCGTAGCTGGTGCCGATGAGACCGGAGATGTCCTGTCATTGACCGCTGATGTTGCTGGCGTTGCCGGTGACGACATCGCGATTGAGAATACCTTCGCCAATGCTACATTCGCTGGTGGTGCAACAGAACTTGCTGGCGGGGTAGATGGTACAGTTGCCCTCGCTGGTAAACTGATGGTTGATGCTAATTATCTGTATATGGCCACAGATGACAATACTGTCGCCGATGCAAATTGGACACGAACCGCGCTAACATTTGCTACGTTCTAATTGCCTGACCATCAGATAAAGGAGGTGACGTCTTGTGGCTTCTGCAGATACGTTGTTAACCCGGATTAGGAAAGCTTTTAGCGTCTTCCGGTATGGCGAAGACTTACCAACCTTTACGAACTTAGGGTTTGGTAATGGCGTTAGACCTGATCGAAACTCGTTTTTATACAATAACGAGCGAAGTACTATCGCATCTGTTTTTAATCGGATAGGAATAGATGTGGCGTCCATTAATATGAGACATGCTCGGGTCGATCCAAATACCGAGGCATTTCTAGAAGTTATTGATTCCGGTTTAAATAACTGTTTAAGTGTGGAAGCCAATATCGATCAGGGAGCTAGAGCATTCATGCAGGATGTCGTCATGAGTATGTGTGACGAAGGCGTGGTAGCAATAGTTCCCATTGATACATCCGTTAATCCTAGTGTTACTGGTTCTTACGATATCATGACAATGCGAGTTGGTTATATCACGCAATGGTATCCACAGTATGTAACGATCAATCTTTACAATGACGCAACTGGTATGCGACAAGACATAACGCTGCCGAAGACCATGGTCGCTATTGTAGAGAATCCGTTATACGCTGTAATGAATGAACCAAATGGCACTTTGAAGCGTTTAGTGGATAAGATTTTGCTGCTGGATGTAATTGATACTCAAAGCGCATCTGGTAAACTAGATCTGATTATCCAATTACCATATACCATTAAAACCGAGCTTAGGCGAAAACAAGCCGAGGCTAGGCGAGAGGCGATTATCGACCAACTTGAGAATTCCAGATATGGTATCGCCTACACAGACGGTGCCGAAAAGATAACTCAATTAAACAGGCCAGCAGAAAACAACCTCATGGCTCAGATTGAATACTTGACCGCGATGTTATACGGTCAATTAGGCATGACAAAAGAGGTTTTTGATGGGACTGCCGATGAAGAGACGATGATTAACTACTACAATCGTACTCTAGAGCCTATCGCTGGTGCTATAACTGGGGAAATAAAACGGAAATTCGTAACGAAAACTGGCCGTACACAAGGTCAGTCGATAGTCGCGCTAAGAGATCCGTTTAGATACATTCCTGCAGCTATGGTCGCTGAATTCGCAGATAAGCTTACTCGAAATGAGATAGTAACCTCGAATGAGTTTAGATCTATACTAGGCTTGATGCCAAGTAGTGATCCCAAAGCCGATGAGTTAAGGAACAAAAACCTTAACCAACAAGCTGAAGAGACTGGAGAAGGTGAAGAACCTACCTACTCTTTCGAGCCATAAGAGTAGGAAAAACAAGTCAAAATGGAAGGAGTTTAAGTTATGCCTGAAAAAGTTAAGTTTGATTTTAGTGGGTATGGTACAAAATTCAATGTGAAATGCTCTGACGGGAGAACGATCCAGCCAAATGCGTTTCAGCATATGAACGGTTTGACTGTACCCCTGGTTTGGCGGCATATACGTGATGATCCAACCAATATTCTTGGTCGAGCAGCTTTAGAGCACCGAGAAGACGGTATCTACGTGTACGGTTTATTTAATGAAACCGCCACAGGCCAAAACGCGAAGGCTTTGGTACATCACAAAGACATTACCGCGTTGTCTATTTATGCTAATAACCTTGTTGAAAAGAGTCTTTCTGTTGTGCATGGTGAAATCCGTGAAATCAGTTTGGTCGTTGCCGGGGCAAATCCAGAAGCAAAAATCGATTACCTGTCAATTGAACATCATGATGGAACGGTGACTAGTGCCGACGACGAGGCTATTATCTACTCCGATGAAAGAATCGTGGTCGGAAAAGCTGTTGTGCATGCTGATGACGAAGAAGGAGATACTCTAGAAGCCATCTTCGAAACCATGGATGAAAAACAGAAAGCTGCCGTATACGCCATTATTTCCCAGCTTGCTAAGGATGGCGAAATCGAAATGTCGGACGAGGATGAGGACGATTCATCCGAAGAAGACGAAGATGAATCGAATGAGGAAGATGACTCACTCGAACATGACGAAGGAGATTCCCAGATTATGAAAAAAAACGTGTTTGACGCAACTGGACAAACCCCCAGTAAACCCCCAGTCCTGAGCCATGATGATTTCAAGGTTATTATGGCCAATGCCAGGCGTGGTGGCTCTATGCGTGAGGCTTTCTTAGCTCATGAAGCAGGAGCGGCATTCTTGGAGCACGCTGGAACTTACGGTGTTGGTAGTGACCGAGCTAATCTCGAGTTATTGTTCCCCGATGCTCGTGGCGTGACAAAAGAACCGACCTGGATTTCTCGAGATATGGCGTGGGTTACTGGTGTTCTTAATGGCACCCGCCATGTTCCTTTCTCCCGCATCAAATCCCTGCATGCGGATATCACCGCAGATGAGGCCCGTGCCCGAGGTTATGTTACCGGGAATCTGAAAGTTGAAGAAGTATTTCCTATTCTTCGCCGGATCACCACCCCGCATACTGTGTACAAGAAACAGAAACTCGATCGCGATGACATCATCGATATCACCGATTTCAACATCGTTGTCTGGTTGAAGATGGAAATGCGAGTTATGTTGAATGAGGAAATCGCTCGCGCAGTTCTCGTGGGCGATGGTCGAGATCCTGTCACCGCTGTTGATGATCATATTCCACACGCAAATGTTCGTCCCATCTGGGGTGATTCGTCCGTTTATTGCTACCACAAGCAAGTTGTTTCTACTCGTACGACATCAGAAATGATTGACGACATCATCACCGCGCGTATCGAGTATCGTGGTTCTGGTAGTCCGACATGCTTTATGCCCCCATCTGTCCTGACAGCGATGCTGTTGCTTAAGGACAATGACGACCGCCGCATGTACCGTTCCGTTCAGGAATTGGCTGCAGAACTTCGTGTTGATGCAATCGTCGAGGTTCCCGTAATGGAAGGTCTGACTCGTGAAGACGACGAGGAAGTTGAATGGACTCTTCAGGCCATCATCTTGAATCTCAGGGACTATACAATCGGTGCCGACAAAGGCGGAGAAATCAATTTCTTCGACGATTTCGATATCGATTATAACCAGTATAAATACTTACTGGAAACCCGGATCTCCGGCGCTTTAACCCTGCCGAAGTCCGCAATCGTTCTCGAAAAGGCCGTAGTATAATCGAGGTGATTAATGGCTAAGTTTCAAGGTAAAGTAGGGTATGTCAGAACTGAGGAAACTTCGCCTGGAGTATACGAAGCTGTAGTTACGGAGAAGAGTTGTAAAGGGGAGCTTCTCCGTAATTCTCAGCGTATAAGTGATGGAGAGAATCTAAATCCAAAGTTTACAACCACCAATAGATTTAGTTTCTTGGCTGATGCGTTTGCTAATGCAAATCTCCATTACATTGCATATTTGGAATGGCGCAATATCAAATGGGCTGTTTCTAATGTGGATATCCAGTATCCTCGATTAATTCTGACGGTAAGCGGAGTGTATAATGGGTGATAGATTAGACCTACAAACACTCCTAGAGGGAGTTCTTGGAAGTGATAATGTATATTTCCAGCCTCCCGAAGCTTT